CGGCAGCTTCTGCTAATGTTTTCATGAGAAATAACTCCTATGGTTATGAATTTATTTATAAAATTACAGTTTTGAGATGAATGTCTCAAATTGACGTAACTTGATATCTTCAAGCTGTCTGCGTTTTGCTCTTTCAATTTCATTGCGCATTTTATCAATGGTTGCTTCTTCAATTTTACCGTTGGTCCACACCCATTCTTTGCCTTCCATAATACCGCGAACAAAAGCATCAGGAGCTGAAGGATCAGCTACAATATCTGCCGCTGTGGCTAGATAATAGTCGTCTTGTACTTGGTTAATACCATTTACAGACTTTAGAGTACCCATTCCTCGAGAAGAAACGCCTAGTTTTGCTTCTTCATCGATAAGATTTTTTACGATCTGACCGAATGGAGTATCCAAAATTTTTGCTTTAATGATGAAATTGTCACCTTCTTGACGAATCTCTTTAATCATGTGCGATACGCGATCAAGATTAATTGAAGGACCGTCTGGATGACCTAACTCGCCAAAAGCACGATTTTGTGTAACGTAATCGCGATTGTAACGATCTACTTCACGAGCAAGAATTGGTGTCTTGTACTCGCGTAGATTACGATTTACTTTGTTGCCTTGAAGTCCAATACCTTCGATATAGTAACTTTTCTTACCATTCTTTTCTTCTGTAAGATATTTGACTGCTTCAACTGTTTCTACGATTAGTTTCATTTTTTTACCTTTATAGTCCGAGCGCTTGTCTGCGTCTCATTGTACGCATTCTTTTCATTTTAGCGCGAGCCATTTTTGAACGACGTTTGACTGCAGCACGACGTTGTGCGCGTTTACGTCGCATTCTTTCACCAGCACTCATTCTAACTAATTTTCCACCACGAAGTGTGAAACCCTTTACAGCAGATCTTTTCACGCGTCGTTGTGCAACAATTTTACCACCAATCGTACGAAAACGAATTGGCGTAAGTTTAATGCGTCCAATCTTTCTCGTTTTAAATGCAGAGCTGGCTTCATCAAGTTGCTCTTCAACAACTTCTTCCGTTTCAGACTCTACTACAAATGTTTTAAAACGTTTCATTATTTTGTTTCTGCTTTTTCTAGATCTTTTAACCAATGTGTAATCTTTTGAAGACCACCAGGACCTGCATTAATCAAACGCTCAAACTTGTCCTTATTTGAATTTTCTAATCTTGAATGCACATCAACAATTTGTTGTGCAATTGTATTATGTACTTCTTCAACCTGTCCATTATTAAATTTAACTTGACCTGGCTGTTGCTTTTGTGCAATATTCTTTAATGAACCAATTACGCCTTCATTAATTGAGGGAATTAAAGAACCAACTGGAGATGCAACCATTCCGTCTGGATCTAGAGAACTGCCTTTGAACGGCACGCTAATGTTTAGATCAAGAGCTGAATTGTGATACAACGCAACTTGTTGTCCGTTTGGATAATTGCGAATACCAACGCGCTTGAGCACCAACATTGCTGGTGCATCTTGATAAGGTTTACGTTTTGCTCTAAGTTCTTTAAAAGATGCCATTTATTATTTCTTTGCTACGCTTTTTGCAATCTCGTGAGCCTTCTTAATCGTCGCTTTCTTAAGAGGTGGCTTATCGCCAGTTGACTTCATTGCTTGAGCCATACCGACAGCATATGGGTTTATAACCTTTTCGTCTGTTTGTTCAATTTCTTCTGCAACTTCTGCTGCAGGTTCTTCTACTTCAACGGAAGTGTCAAAAAATGTTTGAGCAACTTCAAGTTTCTTTTGTGCAAGTGCGTCGCCGACTTTGTCTGCAATTGCTGATTCAAGTTTGTCTTTAAATGACATTACGTCTTGATTGAGTGCAAAATCTGTAAAATTAGACATAGTATAACCCTCTAAAACAGTTCTTTAACTTTAGTATTTATATCATCATCTTCTTGTTCAGGTGGTTCAGTGTCATCACCTGCGGTTGGCATATTTGGCGCACCAGGTTGTCCCATTGGATTAAGTTCATTAGAAACTTCTGCATTTGCCGCTTCTTCTTCCATTTGTTGCTCAAGTAATTTGATGTCATCTTCCGTAAGATGCAACACATTTTTACGAACCCAAGCCTTTGAAAAATAATTACCAACGTAAGGATCAACGACATTAAGTAACGCGACACGATTTTGTAATAATTCTGCTTCTTTTAGTTCTGCAAAATTATTATCTTTTAAGAAATCGTAATGTACTGACTGCTTAAATTCATCCCATTCTTGAAGCGTGCATACACCCTTTAGTGATAATTGACGCGCCATCAATTCGTCAAACATAATCGAAAAACGTGCACGAAGTTTTTCAATAAACTTCATAAATTTAAGTTCATCGCGAGTAATCTCGTTCGAGCGACCAAGTGTAAATCCTTGTTGCGCTTCTAAACGAGAAACTGGCACGTTTAATGATTTGTACAGTTTACGCTCGAAGTAATTGACATCAGACAACTCTCCAAGATTTTGACCTGATGGAAGAGTTGTAATTTCTGTGGACTTACCTTCACCGCGACGTGGCATCCAGAAGTCTTCAAGCATCGACAACTGACGGCGATCGTCTCGAATTTCACCAGTAGCACTATCGTAAACTAACTTATTACGATACTTGACCATAAGGTCGCGCAAATATTGTTCCGCTTTCATCTTAGGCATATTACCAACGTCGACGTAAAATACACGACGTTCTGGTGCACGACTTAAACGATAAATCACAATTGCATCTTCAACGAAACGCAACTGATTCATTGGACGAATGGCTTTGTGTAAATAACTTAGAACAGTAGAGCGAGCAGGATCATACAAACCTGATGTGAGATATACAACTGAATCGCTTGTGAGTTTTGTACCGCCTGAATAATTACCTGTTAAAATTGGATTGCTTACTGTATTGTTTAATGTTTTTTCGTTGTAGATAAAATACTCTTCGATGTTGTCAATCACTTCTGTGTTTGTAACTTTGTCTTTCTTTTTATGAACGTTGCGTACTTTGCGAATTCTTCTTGGATCAATGTTAATAAGTGACTGTATGCCTGCTCTTGGATTGTTTGGATCAATGACTACGTTGAAATACAAACGACCATCAACGTACCAACGACGAAAAATATCATTACCGTTGTTATTAAAATCTAAAAGCCTTAATACGTTATTAAACTCTTCTGTAATTTTATCTTTGATTGTTTGTGGTTGTTCTAGGTCTTCAACCATAATTTTTACAGAATTACCTTCGTCGTCATGAACTACTGATTCATTTACAATGTCTTCAATCGCTTGTTCAACTTCTGGTTGCATAGCCATTGTACGATATTTGGTAACAAGATCAACTTCCGAACGATAAGAGCCATCAATATCAACATAGATACCATAATGGGATCCTGCTGAAATATTGATGGCTCCGTCTTCGATCTGCGGCGATACTACAGATGGCGTGACTGAGGGATCAAGAGTTTCCTCTTTTTTGCGTAAAATCTCAAAACCGAAAATATTCATAATTTAAACCTGAGATGACATTATGTGGATTGACCTACTCGAAAGTAAGCCAAATATCAAGTTGTTACGCCAGCAGCAGTCCAATATTGATATGCGAACGATACTGCGTACTCTTCAATCTGGTCATTTGCGCCCCAATCAAGGTCAATTTGCGACACATCAATTGGAAACATACCAACAAACTTATATGACTTGACAATATCGCCCGACTTACCATATTGATTTACAACTGCATCAGAAGTATAACCGTTTGGTGTGCCAGCAACTGGATTGCGAAGGTTTGTTTGGTGACTGTTGAGAGCATTCATCCATCTTTCGAAGGCATTGCGAACTCTAAAGTCTTCATCGTTGATAATTTGTACTGTCCAATCTTGGAATGTTCTGTTACCTGAGAACTTTACTTCGCGTCCAAAATAGAATAACTGAATTGGCGAAATAATTGAACTTGGCAACTGAGCCGATTTACACAAGAAGGTCATTTGTCTACGAGCAGTACTTTCACCGAGGAACCCAGGGAAGTTGATGTTCACTTCGAATAAATTAGGACGAGCTCCGTCAAATTGCAAGGATGATCTAAAATCGTATACATTAAAAGGCATTTTGCTTTCTCCTAGCCGTTAATCCTATTTATTAGAAGCGACCAACGATCTCGTCGAAGGTTACACCACTACGAACCGCGACAAAGTTCAACTGAATAAAGTTGATTGACTTGGTTGGTTTGATGTAAATGTCTCCGACAAACTCATTGCGATCAATAACTTCTGGTGTATTGTTTGTTGCGTCACAAACAACGCGGAAGTCAAAGATACCACGACGACCCTGTACTTCTCTCAAGAATGGCTCGACGAGGTTCACGAAACTTGAACGTGTAAACTCATCGTTGAATTCAAAGAGGCTTGCGCGTGCTGCTCTGGCGATTGCTTTCTCGAGAACGATAAACAAGCGACGAACATTAATGCGGTCGAATGAGGATGGTTTAGATTGCAACGTCTTATCGCCGAACAATACCGTACCT